AGGCAACCTCCTGCGTACACCATCCTGCCCTCACCCTGGCGAGCCACTGCATGCCCTCTTTCATGTAGTCTCTGGCCATGTTTTCCTTCCCCCCGGAAGTTTAGACCGGGAGTTTAGGCAGTGAGTTTGACGCGAACGGTGGCATCATTGTCACCGGCATCCTTGACGGCCTTGCCCATGTATTTGCCTTCGATTTCAGTGGGCGTCAAGTATTTGTTGGCCGAGTCCCAGTAGAGCTTGGTGCCCGTGGTGATGGCCATGCCTGGGCCACCGATCTTGGGGACATCAAAGATGCCGGTCACCGACAGACTGCCCAACGTATTTGCAGCGATGTCGAGCTTGGCGATACCCACCAGATCTTCCTGAACAACGACATCGCCAGCGGCCACATCAGCGGCTGGGGTGTAATCGATACTGTCACCTTTGTGAACGAATGTTGCGATCATGTAAGAAATACTCCTGTGAGAAGAAAAAGATTAAAAACGACTTGTTTTAAGGGGGAAAACAATGAATACTTTTCGGAGAACCTCCCCCAAAAAAAACTTCCCGGGGTTCCGGGGCTTCCGGGGCGGGGGTTAGGCTTCGCCTTTGAATTTCACCGCACCGCGATGGTCCTGTTCACGAACACCGAAGTCGATAAAGCCGCGGAATTGTACGCCGAGTGTTGAAAAATCTGCGTCGGTTTTTTCGACGGTGGGACGATCCACGCCGTTGAGGAACGCGACCTCGATAGCCGACAAGCGATTGGGATCAGACAGCAGATACCACGCCTTGTTCGACGCATTGGCAAAACTGGTGTTGGAAAGGTAGACGCTGGACACGACATCGAATTTTCCGGCATGCGGATTGGTCGACGGCTTGGGTTTGTTGGTCGTGGTGGTCTCGTTGAGCTGAAGGCTCTTCATAAGCATTTCAGCAGCCACCTTCAGGCCCGGCGGCACCAACAGCAGCGACGGCATGATGCCCAGCGGCTTGCCATTGGGCTTGACCTGCTGAGCAAAGAGGACTTCGGCAGCAGTGAGCCCGTCGATGGACAGCGCGGTATCGGCACCTTCACTGTAGTTGTTGTGATCCACGTGGAAGAAGGCTTTACCATCAGCCTGAGTGGGATTGCGCAACCACAAGGCCCACACGGCTTCGGCAATGGCTTCAGCAGCGCCCATGCCGATCTGACGCGGGATATCAGTGAACGCACCGAGGTCATCGTTGATGATCATCTGGCGGGTGAGCGCGAACATGATGCCATGGGTATCGGCTTTCTGCCCGAACTGCTGTTCATCGAGTTGGCCGTGCTTGATTTCGCCATCAGGACCGACCTGCTGGAACTTGAACGAACCGGTCATGCGGTAACGCGTGTGTTCCTTGAAATCGTTGACACTGGCAATCTTGGCGATGCGCCGCCAGGCATCTTCGACGTAGTTGTAGCCCTCCAGCAGCATCTTGTTGGCGATATTGCTCAAAACACCCGGCAGCGACGCACTGCTGAAGGCAGCCTGCAACCAGCCGGTGGCATCACGACGGAACCGGGGAAGCTGCTGGCCACAGGCCATTTCACAGAACTCCTGCACACCGATCCCGCGCAGCTTATCGGCAGCTTCGAGCACCGGTTCGGCATACAGCGCCTGCACCCGACTGCTGGGCAAGCCACTGGCCATGAGCGCGACGGCTTCAAACACTTGGGGATTGTTGGGACGTAGAGCCCCTGAACTTTGCATCGCCATCGGCACCTGCGGGCGTGACGCGCGGAGGACGTGCAGTTCGGTCTTGGTCACATCCCAACCTTCCTCGATCGCCTGGGCTTCGATGGCCGGATGTTTGCCTTCGCAGGTGCTTCGGATGGCTTGGATGCGACGGGTTTCCTCAGCCATCTGCTTGCGCATCTGCATCATCGGGTTCTGCTGTTCCGGGGTGTCAGGGGTCGGTGCATCCGAGACATCCTGCGTTGCACGCGCGGCGATGGCGGCAGGACTCGCGGTCGGCGTGGTCGAAGGTGTGGCCGGTTTGGGATCAGCGATGGTGGTTTGATTTCCGGGGCCGGGGGTTGCGGTTTCATGCATATGGGGTTGCTCCTTGCTGTTGGCTGCGATGCGGGCAGACGTAGACGAGTCTGCCCCGTTATCGACAAATGAGATTTCTTTGAGTGTTGCTTTGCGGACGACGTGGATCGGTCCGTCGAAGGTTCGACCATTGACAGTGACGTTCTGACCGTTGGGGATGAACTGGGCATCGATGACGGCGGCACCGATGCTGGCCTGCCAGGGGAAACCGTTCTGGCCACTGCGAATCACATCACGCGCCCAACTGGTATCGCGGCTAACCAAGCCCTCGGCAATGAGGGAACCATTTTCCACCACGACGCGCTGCGTGTGGCCGACGCCTTGACGCGAACTGTGATCCAGCCGAACCGGGATATCCTGGCGGTCGATGGCTAGACCTTCGAGGTCCACCACGACGGGATGCGGAAACCCTTCAATACGCATCAGGCCACCGGTATAAGCAACCATGCGGAACTGTGGGACAGTTTTCTCTTTGTCACCGGTGGCTTCGATGATCAATGGGCAGGTGAACGACAGTTGGTCAGGCAGTTGTTGGGTTGGCGACTGTGTCATCGTCATGTACGTTGGTCTCCTGAGAATTTGAAGATGAAGAAGAAGGTTGAACAGGCTGACTCTCCGAAACGGTCAGCCCAAGTGTTTGCATGAGTCGGGTTTCCTTGGCGCGCTGGCGAAGTTCGGTTTCCCAGTCCTTACCCTGACGTGCATATTCAGCGGCCAATGTGGTGGTGTGACTACCTAAACGTTTGGCCTGAGCGTTGGCCTCCTTGGCCGGGTCCACATGCTCGGTTCCATCAAAGAACCACCCCTTGTTGAGTCGAACAGGCCGCAAGCCACGCAGAATGGAAAACTCCGGTGTCAGCATGGCCTCACGTATCCAGGCATTGAAGATTTGATCCAGCACAATCTCAGCCAGATTCGCCTGCTCCACACGAATGGACTTGTAATAAGTCTGATGGTCAAGCCGCCCAGACGCATAGTTGTAGCCTGACGAGTTGCAGGCCGCGATGTTGTACGGGAGGTTCAGGCAACGCGCGATCTCATTGAGAATCTCGCGCTTGAATTCGGCATACGTGGTGGCCGGTTGCTGCGAATCGATCTGCCCCAGTCGCCAACCATCAGGCAGCACCGTGGCCATGCGTTTTTCCAGATTGACGATGTCCATCGGATCAAGCGGTTGTGCTTCACCATTGGCTGGTGAATCGGTGTACAACACGGCAGCAAAATCGGCAGCGGTTTCGGCGGCGGCGATAACGGCCAGGGTGTAACGGCGAAGCTGAGCAAACAAAGGCAACGCGGGTGTGATCTCCGGAATACCGCGATGCTGTTCGGGCCGATCAGAGCGGAACCAGTGGATTACTGAGTTGGCAGGCACTTCGTCGTACTGCGACATCCACGTTGAGTAATTGCCCATGCTGCCAGGGTGCTGACGTAGAATCGAGTAAAACTGTGGGCTGCCGAATGAGTCCAAGATCACACCGTCAACATCATTACGTGACGGCAACATGACTGTTGATGGAGATGTGATGCGGTCGGCTTCGATGAGTTGAAGATCAAGAGCAACCGGTGAATCGACATTGGGATTGAAATTCAAAACACCAAACGCTTCACCGTCCGTACTCTTTGCCATCCGCATGGTTCGGAGCTTGGCAGCCAAGTTGACGGCCTTGCTCCACTGGTCAAAGGCATCTTCAATCTGCCGGTTAAGCGTGTCGTACTTGGTGAGCAACTGCAAACGCGGTCCAGTACCGATGCAGTCGTTGGCCATCGTCAGCACAATGCCCTTGGCATAGCTGTTGTTGGCTACCTCGTACCGGGCACGCTCACGCAGCTTCTTGCGGATGTCCGCAGACGCAGCACAATCAGCTGACATCGCGTCAGCCATCGCCCAATGCCGGGCATTCTCCGCCGTGGTCTGCGCCGCGTCGTAACGTGCCCGTACCACGTTGGCCACCGGCACGCTGCGCATCTGCTGTTGGCGTTGCGTCTGCGGTTTGGATTTTTTGAACCAATTCAGAAGTTGCATTAAACC